CAGAGCCCTTTTACGGCCTGTTGCAGCCTTAGTCATGGCTTGTGCTCTCTTGTTGCGGTGAAAACAGAAAAGGAAGAGTCAGAGGTGTCCTAGGCTGTCCAAAAAACTGGCCTACCTTGTCCTTTTTCTGATAGTTGCACCTAGTACACGCGGCTACAAGGTTGTCAGGCTCATCAGTACCACCTCGGCTTATCGGTATTACATGATCGACTGTGGTTGCGTTCTCTTCTCCGCAGTATTGGCAGCAATAGCCGTCTCGTATCAGTATCCGTTCACGTATCTTGCGCCAGGCTCTAGTGTTGCCACCTGTTGCCCTCGCACTCATGCTTGCCATTAGTGATAGCCCTTCTTAAGATAGAAGTGCCAAGCATTGCACATGCTGCCGTATCTGCCCTTCATGTACTTGATAGACCAGCGCACTTGAGTAAAGCCGTCTAGATTCCTGTACTTAGTATTACGCATTTGGCCTATACCGTAATGAGATCCGTTCTTAGCATTTACACGCCAATTACTTTCCTTAGTAATCAGCTTGTAAAAGCATTGATATTGGTTGTCATTAACAATTCGACTATGTGCATATAACTTAAGAGAGTCTCGATAATCGACGCCGTAGGCAGAGCTGTGGCCTATTACTGCGCTTAGGCTTACCGATAACAGCACCAGTTTTTTTATATATCTCTTTACCTTAATGCTGAAAGAGTAAGAATCATTCTGTTTGGGAATCATTAAAACTCCCTCGATTTGTATGCTTCAGCGTACACTATTGAGTCAAGCACCTTAAAGTTATCCACAGTTTTTGAGCGTAGGCTTGGGCGTGTTATCCACAGGTTATCCACAGGGCTATTCATATTTGCTTACCTATGTACTGTGTAAATGCCGGCGGTATTGCCTCGACTAATTCAGTCCATATTGCCCAGTCAATGCCCATTGCTTCTCTCGCTTGTTCTATGGTTTCAGCTGTTTTGCCTCCATTTGGAATCTCATCATTAAGTGATCCATAGACGCCTATTGGCCTTTCTTTGTGATTGCACTGTGAGCCTTTAAGAGCCATATTGCTTTCAAATAGCCTATGCCTTCTCACTTTCAAGCCAAATGAAGATCCGCATAATTGAATGGGATTTATGAGTGGCGACATAGGCACGTTCTCAATAATGTATTTTTTGCCAGACTCCACTAAGGCTTGACGTGTCTCGGGAATCATGTCTATTTTTGAGGTTGATTTACCTTGAGCAATTCTAAGGTTTTTGGTTATTGAATGAGTTTGGCACGGCGGTGAGGCGTGAATCACGTCAAATTGAGATAGAAACTCTTTGTGAAAGTAGTCTCGTACGTCTCCACGTATGTACTCAAATGGATAACGCTTGCCATGTTTTATGTCAATCCCTGTGACTTCAAATCCGGCCAAGTGATAGCCCATAGAAGCTCCACCAGCCCCGCAGAATAAGTCAAGAAGTTTCATAGGTCAATCACTAGCGACTCATCGACAACCTTAACTCCAAATGTGCCACAGCCTGAACATTGGCTAAACCATTCATGAAGCGTTAACTCCGGCCCTTTTGTTAGTAGATGCATCCTGCGGCCGTCTCCGGAAATCTTGGCACATATTGAACAGTCAAATATGAGTTGCTGCATAGCTGCTCCTGACTAAATCGCCTATGGGATTTAGGCTGGCCTGACCGACCCACCAGCTCTCCTGTTGGCTATTCTTAAATTGCTTTTGCATAGCCATTTTTACGGGCAACCAACCTGCTATGTGATAGTCCGGTGATCGACCTACAACTAGCACTGCCACGTCGTCCACTCTGTCATTTGGATAAATAATTAGAGATCCGTTTATGTAGCTTGTCCACTTAACTTCTATACCTTTGCCAACGTCTGCATTGCGTTTGCCATTGGATACATTGACGTCATAATCAAGCCCAAAGTAGCGAGCCACAACCATTTCAGCGCCTAGAGATTCTGCATATTCTGTAACTCTTTCGTAGTTGTTGAGCTTTGTGTTGTATCTAGGCATTGTGCTTAGTTCATCTGTGGCAAAGATGACTTGCGCAGCTCGATTGTGTATTGCCCATTCATCGGCTTCGCTTATTGTCATTCGAATCACTTGCGGCCACATTCCAGGCAGACCCACAAAACACCGCCTTCATCGCGTCCGCCTAATTTGTATGCATAGTGCTGGCCTCTATCGCACCATTCAATCGCCGGTGGACTGACTTCATCGCGCAGCTCTGTGCCGTCCTTGTCAATACGCAAACGGTCGCCTGTGTTTAGGTTGATTATCTCAAATTCGCCCATGGCTACACCTGTGGCTTCCACTGGCCGTCGCTGGCAAGTACATACCAGCGCGGCGGACATTGCTTAGGCTTGCTTTTTTCAACGCACATATAACCGCCCCAGGCTTTGCCAGCCTTCTCGCCTACTCGCCAAATCATGTGACCATGCGGACATATTGGCGCAGCTGCTACTTGGACTCCGCCAAGTGTTGCTTCTATTTCTTGCACCGCTGTTTTGGCTGTCGTAAAGCCCTCTTCCCAAATTGGCTTAGCCCAGGGATCCTCTTCTACAAATGCCTTTGGCATGTGCTCGACCTGCTCCATATTTTCCAGGCTAGGTTTTGTCTCTGTGCCTAGAACCACGCTGGCGCACCTGCCTATGGCAGAGCTGACTGTATCTTCTACGTACCAGCGTTTCATCTGGACGTTATATGCGCCGACCATGCCATGTGCGTAGTCAATGGCCGCAGGCTTCTCATCTTCATACCGGCGATAAATGCGGCACTCAATGAGAATAAAGCCTTTTTCCGCATTCCAGTCAATGATTGAAGTTTCAATGCGGTTTGTCGGATAGGTGGCGTGTAGCCGAATAACTTTTTGATTTACTGTCTCGTAATTGTCCAGGAAACTCATGATCGGTTTGACCATTTGCTAGCTGTAATCTTGCCGCGTACGTAGCCAACTCGATTGCCTTCTCTTAGCCCTACTGTATAGCCCACTGTGTAGCCTAGAATTAGGCCAATCATGGCCCACATAAATACTTCGCCCATGCTGTACATATTGCTCCCGTAGCGACCTTGTCGTTGCCGCTGATAAAAGCATGACGGCAAGCTCCGACAAAATCAAGGATTAGGCGTAATTTTGGGCGTGTCGTTAGTCCTTTTTAGACTGAAAGGCCATTTCTAAAATGAGCTGGTCAAGCCTCTGTTCAATTCTTGAAACCTGATCCTTGAGGCTTTTGCCACTATTCGGAGTAAGCTCGCGCATAATTGATTTGACCATAAAGCGCATCGACGAATAGACGGCAGTCAACATTGCCAAAACTAAGCCTATAACTGCTGTCCATTCGCCTATCGTCATTTGCGACCATAAACCTTGTCGTTAGGATTTAACCAGCGCATAAGTACCGGCAAGATAGCTGCAACGCCAGCTGACAAAATTGCCTTTGGATCTGTTACGCCGGCCAAATAGACCGCAAGACTTGCCGCAATGAATGACCTGGCATAACTTGCCAGCATTGGCTTCAATTCTTTCATCGTTTTTTCTCCTTAGTGGTGGCCTTTGGTAGCTCTACTACAGGGAATTCTCCGGCATATTCAACGTATTTTGGCCGACCAAAACCGACTATTTCTTTGCCTAGGAATCGCTCTTTTATCATGACCATTCCGCCGTTGCGCTGATCTCCACTGCCTGACGTATTGCCCTCGATACATAGAACGCTCTTTAGCCCAACCTTAACGACAATGCCAATGTGACTTACTCGATCTACGCCGTCATGCGGAAAGTCCATAAAGCATAAATCTCCTAGCTTTGGCACTTCAGTCCAGCGGCCAAGATCCTTTATTTTTTGTGCGCCTAGAGCTGTACTAACCATGCTTGGAATCTTGACACCGGCTTCATTAGCGCACCAATTAACGAAAGAACCGCACCAAGGCAAACCGTCGGCCTTTGTAAATTTGCCGTACTTGGTTAGATTCTCGCCCTTTTCGACTGTGCCCACTTCTACCAGTGCGACTGCAATTACAGCTGCGGCTGTGCCTTGCGGATAAATCATTGTAGTAATAATGCAGCTTCTTCGGCAGTCATACCAAGACGATTTAATAGCGCAGCCTTAGCCGATGCCGTAGTTGCTTCTTGCTTTCTAAAAGCTACTAGTTGTGCTTCATCGGCTTTGTATTGTGCAAATTCTGCATCTGTCATTTCTCTATCGATGATTTGATCTGTTTCGGTATTGTGTATTCTTACCATTGGTTTGCTCATTATTTGACTCCATAGATAAAGGCTGTGCCGCCGCTAAAACTTCCTGAATTGCAAATAAAGCTGACAGAACTAAGTGCAGCTGTGCAATCATACATTCCGTTACTTATTGTTTGTCTCATGTCACCACTTGGCCCATTTACAGACGAATGAGATATTTGCATGAAATCAGTGCTGGTAGGATTAAAAATTTCCATATTGACAAAGCCTAATGTTTTTGAATCTGTATTAACTGTGTCTGAACCTTGAGTAAGATAGAAGTAACTTGTAGTTGTTGCATTGACAACGCTGTTGACGCCGGTTCTAACAGTTGCAAAAGAATAATTGTTTCCAGTATCTCCATTGATTCTAAACTGAATAACACTATTAGCAGTTTGATACACGCCTTGTAAGTAAATCTTTAATTTGGTGTAGCCGGTCACTGTAACGCTTATTGTTGTAGTGCTCCCGGAAAGTGTTGTTCCTGATCCATTAAGAAGAGTCATGCCACCTGATGAGGGCGTGGCCCAAGTTGGAACGCCGCCGGCAACTGTAAGCACTTGGCCCGTTGATCCGATACCTAGACGTGTGTTTGTGTTTGACGTTGAGGATCGATAAGCAATATCTCCAAGAGTTGTTTCTGGATTAAGAGCTTTGAGAGATGTATCGACTGGCTGACCAAAAGCGGCAAAGTCGGCCGGTAAGTCTGTAACTAAATCGGTTGTGGTTGGCATTGGCCAGCCGTAGTTTGTTGTTGGATTAGCCATTTATTGTCCTTTCAATTATGAGACGATTGTCGCATATTCCCACGTCAAGGTCGGCGACACGCTTGCCCACGTTTCGTTGATTGGCACATCATTCCAGCGCATTGCTTGGAGTGAATATGCCAAAGGTGACATAAGCAAGGTGATTGCTAGCTCGTTGTAGCTGGCCCTGAAGTTATAGCCTTCGACAAAGCCCTGGAAAGTACCGGCAGCCATATTTATCGGCAAGTCATTTAAGGCTATTGGCTGGCCCATAAATACATTGATGAGACTGTCTCGATCACCATTGTCTAGCTCTGGATTGGTCAAAGCATAGGTAATTGAGTCGAAGGTTGCCCGTGGATAGGCTCTAAGTGCCAGGTAAAAAGCGGCTTGAGAATCCGCGTCTGCCTGGTGTTTTATAGTTGTACTGATGATTTGAGCTAATTCTCCATAAAGGCCGATTGACGCTTCATCTCTGTCGCTGACTTCGCTGCCGCTACTAATCCCATATTTTATTGTTACGTCATTGCGGACGTCGCCAGCCCTAGTTTTAATTGTTATGCCTTGGCCTAGCGCTTGATTGGCTGTAAGATCCGTGTAGCCGTTAGCAGATAAATAAACTGTTCTATGTGTTGAGTCCGCATAACCAATAAGGCCGTTAGCGTCCTCGTAGATGTAGCCTAGGCCGGAAGTAGCTAAGGCGGATACAAGGTCATAAATAACAGTTCGTGATGAAGAGCGCTGTGCCAGCTCATAATTGCCAGGCGTGTCAATCTCGCCCAATCCTGTGTTTTCCGCGTTAGCCCAAGTTGTTGTCGGATTATAAGTTGCCCATGTTAAAGCCGCCGGTACTTGTTGCCATTGCGCAAAGAGCACTTGACGCAGAATCGTCTCTATTTGATTGCCGTCAAAATCCTGTGTCAAAACGCCGTCTGTTAAAGACTTTTGCAGCCTTGCCAAAGCGCCCAAGGCAGTAATTGTCACCTCTTGCGTGTACGCGCTTGAGCCGACCTCTGACACGCTTACAGCTATGTCCACGATTGAGCCGCCAAAGATAGGTTTATAGACGGCCGACGTGTCCTGCACCTCAACTGACAAGGTGTCGTTTATCTCGTAGTCAATGGCTGCCTGATTAAACACAATGAGCGTAAGCGAGCAATAGCCTGCCTGCGCCTGCTCATAGATATTGGTGCGGCCTGACGTAATGTTGAGACTAGCCAAAACTGAATCAGTGACGTCTAC